GGTTCTGGACAAGTGACAACGCTTGGTTAATATCGGCCAAGATTTCGTCAGGCGTTGCAGTAGCCCAGTCGCCGGTGGTAGCCGCCGTGGCTGTTACGGTGGGATAGTTAAATAAACCACCTGCAAAGCCTTTTCCAGAGTCACCTTCCAGCGCTACGCGGTCGACCATTTCCTCATAAGCTCGGGCCGCAGCCATTGCTTTCTCGGAAGGCAGGGAAATTCCCAGCATTTGAGCCTGGTTGATTTCTTCCCAGCCGTAGCCGTAGCCGATGCCGGCGGTGAAGACCTCGGTTTCAAACTTGGTCATTTCAACGTCGGCCATTGGCATATCGTCGCCACTGCCATTCAGGAACCGCGCTTCACCAGCTTTGTTCTTGCTGTAGTAGGTGACGGTTTTAGCGAAAGGGTGGGCGCTCGTATCTACAGGGATCAGCTCAGGATATTGAATATCGCCGTACTGAATCTCGTAGATTTCGCGCTCAATGTGAGTGGTCTGGGATTGTACAAATCCCAGGGCTGCTTGTGCATCATAAAGTTTCATGTAATTATTCCTTGATTAAGCCAAGCGGAGGCGAGCAAGCGCGCCTTCAGCAGCGGATGTATCCCATCGAGCGCCTGCAACTACCTCGCTGCCGCCCGTACCTAATGCGCCAGCCGCAGCCAGTGACACCGGATCGTCAGCATCGACCGCCGTTGATGCAGCCACCCAAACCACGCCTTTGGTGATAATCAGTGCCGAGTCATTCTGAGCAAACTCATTGGGCGTTTCAGGGTTGACAGATTGGTCGCGAACAGTCACGCCCAAGAAGTTGGTGCCAGCGCCGATGACGCAGCCCATGTCTTCGGTGCCTTGCTCTACAGCAAGACCAAAGCCGATACCAGCTGCTGTCTCAACATTGCGCGAGATCAGCGTGCTTGGCTCCTGGTTGGAAATGCCACCGGCATAACCAACAGGAATGTTATCAGGGTAAGTTGCTTGTACTGTAGGCATTAGATAGCTTCCTTTTGCTTGCCTTTCCAGGCGTTTTGGGTTCGCGCAACACGCGCATCATAAGCGGCGTCCACGGTCGTTAGCTTGGCTTCACTGTCGTCACGCAGAACTTGTCGCACAGGGTCTTGGCTGGCATCTTCTGCCAACATGTCAAAACGAGCCTCGATGTAAGCCGGAGACTTGCCGTCAATTGCGTCCTTACCAAGCCGGGCCGATACTGCGCCGCTTCGGATTGCATCGGCAGACTTGCCGGTGTAGTCCTTGTCAGCAACAGTTTTAGCCTTGGCAATCAGGTCGGCGCGCTCAACTACGCGAGCATCAAGGGCTGCATCGTCAAGAACCTTGTCTGAAAGCTCGTCGATTTTTGCATCCTTGGCTGCGAGCTGCTTGTCCTTGTCTTCGATTTCCTCAGAGTGGGATTCAACCGACTCGTTGTAGGTTTTGAGTGCCGTTTCTAAGTCTTGCTTTAGCTTGGCAATCGCTTGTGCGCCCGCGTCGGTGGTCTCAACAGAAAGACCGTCGACAGTGACCGTGGTGATTTTTCGTTCAGTCATATCAGTTTCCTCTAGCTTTGTGTCGCCCAGTTTCAATTGTGAACCGCCCCGAGCCTGGGCGACTAATGCCAGGTGGTTCATTCTTAGGTTGCGCTGCACAGCATCGTAGGCTTCACCGTTTGGCGTAACGCCGTCGATAATTTCTAAATCCATCGAATAGCCCATTGATAGTTCATGCTTGCCGTTCTTCCACTCTTCTATTGCAGCCCCGTCCATTAGGACTAGCGGAACTCGTACAAATTCTCCTTCGCGCAGGATGTCGCCGCCGGTTTGTCCGCGAGCATGTTCTTTCCAGTTTTTTGCGTCGACCATTTCAGCAGGGTGCTCAAGAGTGACCGGGCGGTATGCGTATGACTTCATCGCGTCAGCCGAAAATACTTCCTCAGGCGGTCGGTAGACGTTGATTATGCGGCTCGGGTCGCCGTCGAAGCCTAGTTCTGACGCTAGGTATGCCTGAATGCCTGTGCGGGCAACGCGGGCCTCTGCTGCTAGGTATCCGTCTGCGGTCATTCGGGCATCTGTGACCGTCACGCTGTCATGTAAATTCATGGCTTGGTCTCTTGAAGATCATCGGCATAGTCATCGTTGATTTCCTCGAATATTTCCGGCCCCAGAACAATCGGGCCGCGATAAGGCTCGACGCCTTCTGGCATGTCGCCGTAAGTGAGTGTGATATGCGGCGTGTAACCGTCATAATCCCAAGATGCGCCGCAGTTGATAATGCTCTCATGCCTGTACTCAAGGTCGTCGCTTGCGAAGATAAGAACCTTAGCGCCCTTGTCTCCAAGCGTCTCAACCAATCGTGGGCCGCCGGGCTTAACCATGACTCGCCCACGCTCATCAGACGTCCAGTCATAGCCGATATCAGTCCAGTCGACCAGCGCACGGCTGAATGCTACAGTGACGTGCATTTCATTGGCTGGCAGGGTATTTTCAAACCCTTGTTTCTTGGCCCAAGCAATAAGGTCTTTTGAGTTGACTACTTTTCGCATGACGTAGAGACTGCGCGGCTTGGATGAGTCGATTACCAGCGCTTTCTCGTCCGGCTCATCGTCAACATTGATCTGCAACTCAGTGGCTGGCATAGTCGAATGCTGCATCAGCATGTTCGCGGCTGCGGCTGAAAGCGCGTCATCAGGGAATAGGGCGGTGTCAGCCAGTATTTTGATTGTTTCGGCGGTTTCCTTGCTGATCTTGGACTTCTCAGCGTCGGACATTTGCCACAGACTGGCCCACTCGTAATGCACGGCAGGGTCTCTATTCCCTAAGGCCGAGCGGATAAGGCACTCATCCAGCACATGAAGCGCCGGGGTCAGCTCTAGCGACTGCATTGACGCTAGGCCGTCATAGTAATTTTTCAAGTCGGCCTCACCCGTACTTGAAAGGCCCGATGGTGTCTGACCTAAAAATCGCGTTACTGGTATGTCGGCAGCGCCGGAAACGGCCTGCAATGCCTGGCGTTCGATATCTGGAAGCCCAGCAAAATTAAAGCTCTTGCTGTCGTAGTCTTCCTCGCCATCAATGACAAGCATGGCATTGTTGCTTTTTAGCATCGAGCAAAGCTGAACGCGCTCAACCAGCATTTCCCGTGTGCGGCTGTCGGACATGATATCTGCCAGGCCGGGGATACTCAAAACGTCCACTTTTGACTCGTAGACCAAAGACGCGATGTTCGCCGCAACACTGTCTGCATTGCGGACGGCTGCGAATGCCGATGTTAGAACGCTATCAGCCCATCCGTATTGAAGGCCGCCCGCATCTTCGGGGTCTGGCAGTTTTGCTCCGTACAGCAGAACTAACCGACTAGGGTCGATCTTTGCATAGGATGAGCTGCCGCTGACCGTGTAGTGCTTTGGCAGGCCGTAGCCTTTCCGCATCGGGTCAGTTTCAAGCTGGCCGGGCGTCAGCACCCGGCGCGACATAACGGTTAAGAACTCAATGCCTCTCAAGCCGACCGAATCAGGCTCAAGCGGCGTGCTTGGGTCGTCTCCTTTGATGCAGATGTAGATTGCAGCACCGCCATAAAGACGGGCTTCGATCATTGCCTGGTTGACTCGCTGCGGCAACAATAGGCGAGATTCTTCGTTCTCCAGCTTCTGGATGTTGTAAACGTCAGACTGCCACTCTCGCCATTTGCGCGTTGCGTCTTTAGCTGGCAGGTCGACAGTCTTTTTAGCCATCCACGATGTGCGGTAGGCGTTTAATAGCTGCTGGTCAGTCAAATCAGGGTCAGCGTAAAACGCAAAGGACTGTTTGTCTTGGCCGGTGTTCAGCTTCGCCATGAAGTTCTTAAGCGAGTCGGTAATTTTGGTCACGTTACCCATTTATCAATTTCTCCAAATCATACCGGCTGCCAGATGACAGTTCGTCAAAAGCATCCGCAGAAGCATCGACCTGATCATCGTGCCCATCTGCGTCTGTGCCTGTAAAGTTTTCCATCTCGGTCAAGTAGTCATCATTCCAAGGGCCGCGAAGTATCAGCACGTTACCGGCTTCGACCTGCGACGAAAACGGCTTGGCGCGTGTTGCCTTGTCGCCTGTGACCGTTTTGACTCGAACCACATGGCCGGCAAGCATTTGAGTCTGTGACCGCGCCTGAGACTTGCCAGCTTGGCCGGGGTCT